TTTGACCCAAGTTTGGACTTTATACGCCCAAGACTTTGTTCGTCTTTTTGGGTTTTGTTCTGGCATTTCTATTTCTTTTTTGGGTTTAATTTCTATGACTACTGTTCGTGTATTTCCATTTTTATCTTTATACTTTACAAAGAAATCTGGGAAGTATCTATGAACTTTATTGTCCAATGGATTTTTATAAGGAATCCAGAATTCTTCTGATTGCCATTGATTCACATTTTCATTTAAGTCACAATACCTCATGAATTTGCGTTCCCATAAAGAACGATAGACAATATTTGTGGGGTCACCTTTATATTTTCTGGGGTTTTCTGGTCTGTATTTTCCCTTATAACTCATATACATACTATAGATCCTTAAAAAATATTTATCAATGCCCGAGGCATTTAGAGAAGATTACCCATCAAATCCATATAGAGTTGATCCAATCTACGCAAGGATGACTCTACCTAGGGATAGTAATGATAACCGATTTGGTCTACCTAGTGCTCAGGATCTTTTTGGCGAATTATCTGTAACTAGTCAGTTTAAAGTTACTTTATATCTTGGAGATACTTTTTCAACCGATGATGGACTTCCTGATAGAGATATAAATGCTTGGTTAGTAACTTGTGGAGTTTTGGGTGCAAATTTATTCAATGGAAACAACGCTTATCTGAACTCTCTTCGTTATGAGTTCATGTGTAATGAAACTTCCTTACCCGGATCTTCACTAAGTATGCTCGAAGAAGTTGGAAGTAGACAAGGAATCGTAGAAAAATTTCCAAATAGAAGAGAATTTCCAGAAATCTCAATGACATTTTATGTTGACGCTGAATATGGAATCATTCGTTTATTTGAAGAATGGTTAAACTTTATTAATCCTCTTTATAATCAGAACGGGAGAGCTACGACAGGTAGTTCTAGAGGAGGAGTTGAAAGATTTAATGATTGGGAATTTTTCAGATTTAGATATCCAAATACTTACAAGAGGGGTTTAGCAGTAACTAAATTTGAAAGAGATACTTATATGAGTCCAATGAAAGATATAGTGCGTACTCCATCGATGTTAACTTATTATTTTGTCAATGCTTTTCCAACACAATTAACTGCACTTCCTGTTACTTATGAAGGAAGTACAATTACTAAAACAACAGTTTCATTTGTATATGATAGATATGTTATCTTGAATCATAAAGGAACTGGTAGTTCGGAATTTGGGCAATCTTCTAATGCCAATGACAAAAATCCTGGACAAAAAACTTTATCTTCAACTCCAACAATTACTTGGGGTAATAGTACAGATAAAACTTTCTCAAATCCAAAATTTGGAGTTAATTCTGGACTAGATTTTCCGTCACGGAAAATCTAGCTAGATTTTCCGTCAGTAAACCTATAAATCCATTCTAAATAATTTTATCTGATTACATAATTCTCCATGCCATTACCAAAAATTGCGACTCCGACTTATGAACTTGAGTTGCCTTCTACAGGAAAAACTATAAAATACAGACCATTTTTAGTTAAAGAAGAAAAAGTTTTGATCCTAGCTCTTGAAAGTCAAGATACAAAACAAATTACTTTAGCTATCAAATCGGTTTTAAAGGATTGCATTCTAACCAAAGGAGTTAAAGTAGAGGATCTACCTTCCTTTGATATTGAGTTTATCTTTTTAAATGTTCGTGGAAAATCTGTAGGTGAATCTATTGATCTTGTCGTAACTTGTTCTGATGATGGGGTGACTGAAGTTCCGACCAAGATTTATGTTGATGAAGTAAGAGTTCAGAAAGATCCAGAACATACATCAGAAATCAGACTTGACGATCAAATTGTGATTAAGATGAAATATCCATCATTGGATCAGTTTATCAAAAATAACTTTGATTTTACAACTCAAGAATCAATATCCACAATTGAAAAATCTTTTGATATTATTTCTTCATGCATTGAAACTATCTTTACCTCTGAAGAAGCCTGGGCTGCTTCAGATTGCACAAAGAAAGAACTTATTGAGTTTATTGAAAGTATGAACGCTGATCAATTTAAAAAGATTGAACAATTCTTTGAAACGATGCCTAAACTTTCCCATACTTTCAAAGTAGTGAATCCCAATACTAAAGTTGAAAATGTTGTAACACTAGAGGGGCTAACGAGTTTTTTCGGCTAATTATGGCTCATATTGATCTTGAGTCATACTTTAGAATCAATTTTGCTCTCATGCAGTTCCATAAATATTCTTTGACTGAGATTGAAAACTTAATGCCTTGGGAGAGAGATGTTTACCTCACCCTATTGAAACAACATATTGAAGAAGAAAACTTAAAGGCACAACAGGCAGCAAATCGTGGCAATTAAACCAGCAATTAATCCAGGTGTAGGAGTTGCAGAAAGACCTGCATCAATTGCTGGTGCAATGAACTTCATTTCTGGTGGAGCTCCACTGGGCACATCTATTGTTGCATCTGCGGCTAATAAAATTGTAGGGTTCCAACGTGGTGCCGCAGCGGTTGCACCAAAAGCCCCAGATCTAGGTTCTATTATTAAAACTCTTTCTACAAATATTCTAAACAATGTAGAGAATAGAGTTCAATCAATTAATAATAACGTCCAACAATTTGTACAGAAAAATTTTCAAACTCAACTAGGAGAATACAGACAAAAAGTTGCATCTGTTGATGGCGATGTACCAAATAAATTCCTTGAAAACTTTATTAGTCTCTATAAGAATGCTATTGGGTATATTCAATTTTTAGGAAATCGTAAAAATGTAAAACAACTTGGAGATAACTTAAAAGCTCTTCAAGAAGTTTTTAGTGAGACATTTCAGGTTGCAAGGACCATTAGACAAACAATTATAAGAATTGTTGAACAACTCTCAAATCTACCTAAAGCAGCTCCAGGTGGATCTGGAATAGATGTTGATGTTAAAGTTCCTGGTGGACCATTAAGAAGATCTGCACCAAGTAGAGGTGGAATGCTCAAAATGCTTGGAATGGCTGGATTAGTTGGAGGTGGTGCAGCACTCGGAGGAAAAGTCGTAAGTGGTATGATGGACATTGGTGATGGTGGTCAAATTGCTGCTGTTCAGACAGAAAGTGGACAAGGACTTAGTGGTCCATTATTAGAAAGATTTAGTGCAATATTAGATAGATTTGATAAAGCAATTCAAAATTTAGCCAGTAGAGGTGGACAAACAACTGCAGCTAAGTCTGGAACAGCTGGATTGACTACACCTGAACCGCCAGCAGCACCACCTCCAGGCCCCGGCGGTGATCCAGGAACTCCAGGAGCTGCACCAGGAGTTACTACAACTGGAGAAAAAGGAGTTTTAGATCTTATTGCCTCTGTAGAACAAGGTCCGGAAGGTTATGATAGTTTTAATCAGAGTGCTGGAAAAACTAAAGGAAAAGCTACAGAACAAACTATTGGATACTTAGCCAAAAATGCTAAAGGGGCAATTGGAAGATATCAACAAATGCCTCAATATCTTTTAGAAAGAGCGCAAAGGGCGGGATTTGATGCGAATACAAAATTTACACCAGAAGTTCAAGATGCTATAACTTTAAACGAACTAAGAAGCGGACATTCATTAGATAAGTTTTTGGGAGGACAAATAACAGAAGAACAATTTTTACAGAAACTTGCTCCAACATGGAGGGGATTGCCACAAGGAACCATAAATGCTGCAAAACTAGGCGGCACTGCAGATTTAACTTATCAAGATCGATATAAAAATAGGAATAAAGCACATAAAACATATGCAACGGCTATCGCAGAATTAAAGGCTATCAGAGGAGGTGGAAATACACCAGTTGCAACAGCTCAACCAGCAAAACCAGCAGTAACTCCTGCACCAACACGATCAACAAACACACAACAACTTGCACAAACAGTTTCACAACCACCGCCATCTCAGGCAAAACCACAAGTGAATGTGGTCCCAATGAATGTAAGTTCTCCACAAGCTCAATCTACTCCTGTAGGATCACAAGTGCCTGCACCTCCAGTTTTAAGTAAAGGTGGCGCATCTACACCATTCTTGACTTCTACAAATCATGATAACTTCCTTACATTATACTCAAAAATTGTGTATAGTCTGGTAGATTAATTATGGCTGAAAAGAAAAGTTATCTATCATCTTCTCCAATATTTGCGGCACTGAACAATATTGTTCCAATCAGACGCAGTGCGTCTACAATGAGAAATACTCAATCATCCTTTCAAGGATTTTTGAGATTTATGGATGTTGAAGTTAAAAATCTTGAAGGAATTAAATTACCAAAAAAGAGAAAACTAAATGAAATTGCAAATATTAATGTAGCATCAACTTTTGGTAGACCTGGAAACTTATTATCCTCTCTTGCAAGTGGTGCTCTTGATGCTGCAGGATTGCTTGGAAATATGTTTGGTGGAGGTAGAGGTTCTAAATCTGCTAAGCCGCCGAAGGTAGTTCCATCCAAAGGTCCAATGGTAAAACTGGGTGGCCTTAAGGCATTAGGAGTTGCTAATGCGATCTTCGCGGGTTTAGATTTTGCAACTGGACTTGCAGAGGGAGAATCCGCAGGAAAAGCTGCTGCTGGAGCTGGCGGAGCACTTGCTGGAAGTATGTTGGGTGGAATTATAGGACAATCTCTAATTCCAATTCCTGGCCTTGGATTTGTTGTCGGAAGTATGGCTGGCAACTTCCTTGGTGGATTCATGGCGGATAGGGGTTACGAAGCTGCAACAGGAGAAAATACATCTGTAAAAGAAAAAACAAAAGAACGACTAAAACAACAAGCAGAAAAACAAAAAGCCCAATCAATTGCTGCAGGAGGAACACTATCAATGACGGAAGTCATGAATAAATTTGATAGTGTTGTTGCAAGATTTGAGAATTATGCTTCTGGGGCTCAAATGGTTCAAGTTGCTTCGGGTCAAGAAGTTGCTTCTAGGGGAGATGTTAAAGATCCAGCTGATCCAGCAAGTGGAGGAGGTGGTGGCCAAGGCAAAACTGTAGTTATTGCTTATGGAACAAATGATTATTCAAGTCCACAGGTGGTTGAAAAAAATACAGAACTGATGGTAAAAACTGCAAAAAATAAAGGATATAATGTCGTAGTTGTCCCACCAAACCCAGTTGCATATAAAGATGCTTATGAAGCTTCAGTGAGAGGTGCTCAATCCGGAGGGGCTTCAATTGAATCTGCAAAGTATGATCCAAAAGACCCATTACATTTAGAAATGTCAGAGGCCTCTCGAATCAGAGGAAAATATAATGACGCAGAATTCATAGGAGATAGTAATGCTGTAAGAATTGCTGGGGGTGGAGATGTTGCTGGTAAGAGAGTAGTTGGAGCTAGAGGAACTGCGGTTTTACAATTTATAGGAAGATTACCAAAAGCTCCCACAGTAACTCCAGGAGGAAGTGGTTCTGGTGCAAACCTTGCAACAACTGCTGCAAAAATGAAAGGATTTTCAAGTGCAGCTGCTCCTAGAGGTGGAAGGGATGGATGTGTTTGGGCGGTGAATAAAGTTTTTGCAGCTGCAGGAATTAAAACCCCTTGGGGTACATCTAATTATGTTCCAGACGCTGAAAAAGCAATGATAAAAGCTGGATGGCAACAAGTTCCAGAAAATCAAAGACAAGCTGGAGATGTCTATATTTCTTATGATAGGGGGTCACCTCCGCAATGCCACATTGGAATAGTTTTAGCAAATGGAAACATTTTGTCAAACTCTTCTACTGGAGCTAAGTTTTCTTGGGAAGGAAGTCCTGCCGATTACTATGCTGAATATAAAGGAGTGAAAGGAAAGTTCTATAGAATGCCTGGAGGTGGAGTTCAAATTCAAAAAACAGGAGCAAACTCTTCTGACATAACTGCAACAGCGAACGCTATAAAACCTAAACCTCAACAACAAACTCAGACTGGTGCAGGAACTCCAATGGCAACTGCTACTACGCAACAACCACCTCAACCGGCAAATCCCGTTTCTGCAGTTCCAATGCAAAATGTAATGGCAGGACCAACTCCATCTGCACAATTAAATTATCCAATGCAATATGAAGTTTATCCCGTTTATAATATGGGCCAATCTTCTCTAACTATTGTACCTATGATGATTGATTCTGGTTCTGGAGGATCTCAAAGACCGATGGTTGTTTCTTCAGGAGGCGGCGGAGGAGGTACTGTAATTATGCCACCTACTCCCCAAGGAGTGTTGTTAAATAGCTTATTCAAGAGTATGCTCTTAACGAACTTATCAGCAATGTAATATGTCAGAAGCTATATCCGGATTAAGGTATAACAAAGTTGAGATTGAATCTGCAAGTAGTGGCAAGAAATTTGATCTAACAAATTCTATTGTCTTTGCAGATTACTTTGAAGATATTTTATCACCATGCATTACAATGAACCTACAAATAGCTTCTTCATATTCAATTTACAATGGTGTCCCAATTCGTGGTGGAGAAAAGATCACTATTGATATTGAAACCGTAAGTGGTAATTTTAAGTTGGAAGGTGAATACTCAATGTATGTTTACAAAGTTGGTGCAATTGTTACTGACTCCAATAAAGAATTTTTCACTCTGCATCTCGTTTCAAGAGAAGCACTGACAAACGAAACTGCAAGAGTACAAAAAAAATATGAAAAAAAACCAATCAATGATCATGTAAGCGCAATTTTAAAAGATGTATTAAAAACAAATAAGTTCAAATCGCAAAATATAGAAAAAACTTCAAATTCTTATAGTTTCATTGGTACAATGAAAAAACCTTTTCATGTATTAACATGGTTAGGTCCAAAAGGAGTTCCTGCAACAGGATCTTCTGGTAAGAGTGGAAATAAAGCCAAAGGTGTTTCTGGATTTTTATTTTATGAAAATAAAGATGGCTTTAACTTTAGAAGTATTGATACTTTAGTTTCGGCAACTAAATCTCAGTCTGGGAGCACTTCTAGTGAAAAAATTTACAAATATAGTTATTCCCAAGCAGTAGAGCAAGGATCATTACAAAATAATTTTAATATTTTAAATTACAATTTTGAAAAAAATATTGACCTAATGAAATCTCTTCGTGTTGGCATGTATGCAAATATAACTTATTTTTATGATCTTTATAAAAATAAAATAGATGGTATAGATTACAACCTACCATCAGAAATTAAATCAAAATTAGGTGGATCAGGTAAACTCGCATATCCAGAAGCTTTTGGAAAAAAGCCATCTAGAATTTTGTTTAGAACCGCAGATGTTGGTGTATATGATCCATCAGGAAAAACCGAAGATAGTGGGAGAGAT